TGGGCAGAGGTTCGTGGTAAAAAGGGATATGAAGGTAATGGATATGACCCTAAAGACCCACTACATAAAGCATTAGATGGATTAGGTAAAGCAGTAGACCTTGGAGCATTAACAGCTGGTGAGACTGTGACTATCAATCCTAGACATCCACATGCAAAGAATGCCTTTGCTACAGCAGAAAGAATAATGAAGTCATGATTTCGTTCAAAAAGTTTATCACTGAGCAGAAGAATACACACATGACCCATATTGAGGACAAGGTTCTCTATGGTGGTGTAAATGGAACACGGGATGCAATCAATGCTCTGCGTTCTCTGCGTGATATGCTGGCTGGAGTAGATAAAGGTAATGTTAGTGTAAAGTGGGATGGCGCACCTGCTATCTTTGCAGGAACTGACCCTAGAGACGGAAAGTTCTTTGTGGCAAAGAAAGGTATCTTTAACAAGAACCCTAAAGTATACAAGACAGATGCAGATATTGACGACGATGCTTCTGGTGACTTGGCAACCAAACTAAAGTTGTCCCTAAAACATTTTGCTAATATTGGCATTAAAGGAGTTATTCAAGGTGATTTACTTTTTACAAAATCTGATCTTAAATCCCAAAAGGTCGCTGGATTGGATTACCTCACGTTTCATCCTAATACAATTGTCTATGCTATCGAAAAGGGCAGTAAGGATGCAGAAGAAATTAGAAAGGCAGAAATTGGCGTAGTCTGGCACACTACATACACAGGTGATGACTTCGAAAGCATGAAAGCAAACTATGGAGTAAACGTGAAGGCTTTGAAGAAAACACCTAAAGTATGGCAGCAGGACGCTATGCTGCGTGACTTGTCTAATACTGCTACTATGTCTTCTAAAGAAACTGATAGAGTTAATGCACACCTATCCCGTGCTGGTAAACTCTTCACTGAAATTTCTGGTTCTACTCTGAGAACATTAGAGCAAAATCAGAAACTTGCACAATTGATTGAGCAATTCAATAATACATTTGTGCGTAGTAATACTGTCATTTCTGACACTGACCAACATGTTCGCAATCTTATTAATTGGATTGAAAACAAGTATCAGAAAGAGATTGACAAAAGAAAATCTGAAAAGGGAAAGCAGACTCAAAGAGATGCTTTGTCTAAAACACTGGAATTCTTCTCACAGGAGAATAAAAGAAGTCTTAAAAAGATGTTTGATCTACAAAAGGCTATTGTTTCTGCGAAACTTATCCTTATAAATAAAATGAATAGTATTAAACGTGTTAAGACTTTTTTACAAACCACCAACGGGTTTAGGTCAACTGAACCTGAAGGTTATGTAGCTATTGACAAACTGGGAGACAATGCTGTCAAACTAGTTAATCGCTATGAATTTTCAACAAACAACTTTGACCCAACGATACTCAAGGGTTGGAGTAAATAATAGAGGAACGTTATAGATGAAATATCTTATTTCTGCAATTATGGCTACAACTGTAGCTGCTACTGCGGTTGCACAAGATGCCAGTGAATCCCCGCTTATGTCCAACGCAACAGTAGGTGTAGAAACCGACCTGCAAGGTAACGCAGACTGGACAGTTGGGGCAGAATTGGGAATTGCTGGATTCGGTGTAGATGCAGAATTCAAACTCATGGACCGTGGTGACAATACTGCTGATGACTATTCCGTTGGAGTAGGCACAGGTATGGACCTTGGGTTGGCTGCACTTGATACCAGCATCAACTATGCATGGGGTGCAACTTCCGGTGCAGACCTTATTGGTCGTGGTGATGGTAACACTTGGGGTGACCTGACTGTTGATCCTGAACTGAAACTTACTCCCGGTATTATCGGTGGTGAGTATGCATGGGTAGGGGCTTCTATGGACCTTGCTTCCGCTGGTGAAATCGACCTTGGTTGGGCCGGTGCTTCCTACGGTGTAGGTTATGAACATGCTCTTAATGATCGTGCTTCTGTAAGCATGAGTTACGGTTGGTCTGTAGACGTTGTTGACGATAACGATGATACTACTGTCAATGATTGGACTACTACTGCTGATGGTCTTAAAGTCGGTGTAGGCTTTAAGTTCTAAAATGATCGGGTTTAAAGACTTCCTCTCAATTACTGAGACTTCCTCTCCTAGTGAGGGGGAGTCTTTTCCCATTTCTGAAGCACTGTCTTTTGCTGCTAGACGTAAGAAGTCTATTGACTTTAGACGCCGCAAACAAAAACTACAAAGACAACGCAAGATTGCTCTGAGGCGTCCAGCAACTCTTGATAGATTAAAAAAACGTGGACGTAAATCCGCTAGAGATATCTTGACAAAACGATACTATGGTGGTAAGACTAAGAGTAGTATGAGTATATCTCAAAAACAGCGTGCAGAAAAAAGACTAGATAAAGCAAAGAGAGTAACAGGTATTATTTCTAAGAGACTGTTACCTAGCAAACGTAAACTAGATGTGCAGAGAAGGCGTTGATTTTATGCTTAGTGGATTTAAACAGTATCTAGAAGAAAAATCTTCTGTAGGATATTTTGCATTTGGAAGATTCAACCCGCCTACTACTGGTCATGAAAAATTAATTACAAAAGTTGCTTCTCTTGCTAGAGGCAATGACTATAGAATTTTCGCATCTCAATCAGCAGATGCTAAGAAGAATCCTTTAGAATATAAAACTAAAGTGAAGTTCATGCGTAAGATGTTTCCCAAGTATGCCCGGAACATTGTCATGGACAACTCTCTTAAAAACTTCCTAGATGCTACCATGTATATGTACAAGCAGGGTTACAAGAACCTTGTTATGGTTGCTGGTGATGACAGAGTACAAGAATTTCAAAAACTCCTTACCAAGTATAATGGTATAGATTCCCGTCATGGTAAGTATGAGTTTGACTCTATCAAAGTTGTATCAGCTGGTGAACGTGACCCTGATGCAGATGATGTAACAGGTATGTCTGCTTCTAAACAAAGAGCAAACGCACAGAACAACGACTTTGCAAAGTTTTCTCAAGGTCTTCCAAAAGGTGTATCTGATCAGTTAGCAAAAGAACTGTTCAATGCTGTAAGAAAAGGAATGAACCTAAATGAAAATAAAACGTTTACTAGACATGTTATGCTGGAAGCAGTTTCAGAAAGACGTGAGGATTACATTAACGGGGAACTATTTTCTGTTGGTCAGCAGGTTATCGTAAAAGAGTCTGATGAAGTAGTTACCATTACTCACTGTGGCTCTAACTATGTTATTGTCGAAATGGACGGTAAGAATAAACGCAAGTGGTTGACTGATGTAGAACCATTAGAAGAAAAAGTTTCTCAGTCTCAGATTGATAGTCTAGAGAAGTTTGCAGATAAGTTACTTGCAAAGTATGATATTGATATTGAGTTTACTCGGCACTTTGTTGACCGTGTAAATGATGCCCGTAATAATCCTGAGATTAAAGTTGCTGAGTTGCAGAAGTTCTTTAAGAAGGTGCAGAAAGCAAAAGGTAATAAAATTAAAACGATTGGTGATTTCCAAGCTGTTCTAAAAGATGTTACTACTGACCTTAATATTCCTGCTGTTATTCGTAACAAAGGTGATGACTTTGAAGTTACTTTGAAAACGATTATGCGGAAGAAGAACTTCAAGACACCTAATAAGATTATCCAATATGAGAACAAAGTTGCTCAAGACCCTGATGTAAAAGATAAAAAGGGAACACAACCTAAGAAATACTTTTCTGGTCTGGCAAAGTCTACCAAAGCATCTAGAGATTCGCACTTTAAGAAAGGTGCTAAGATGGATGATGATAACCCTGCTGCATATGAACCAGCACCGGGTGATAAAAATGCTGAGACTAAAACCTCTAAATATACTAAGAAGTATAAGCAGATGTATGGTGAAGGTGATGGTCTCTGGGCAAACATTCATAAGAAACGTCAATCTGGCAAACCTATGCGTAAACCCGGATCAAAAGGCGCACCTACCAAACAAGACTTTAAGAATGCAAGAAATGAAGAAGTGATGAACGAAGAGGAAAAGAAAGGGTTAGCTGCTAAGGCAGAGAAGTCTGGTATTTCCTTGGGTATTCTAAAGCAAGTTTATAATCGTGGCATGGCAGCATGGAGAACCGGACACAGACCCGGAACTACACCGCAGCAATGGGGATATGCGAGAGTAAATTCATTTATTACTGGTGGTAAAACTAGAAGAACAGCAGATAAAGATTTATGGGCAAAGGTAAAAAAATGATCACTTTAAGAGAATTCAAAGAAAAAGCTGTATCTAAACAGCAACAGAAACTGATGGGTCTTGCACTCGCATATAAACGAGGTGAAGTATCTGATGATGAAGTTTCTGATTCTGTAAAGAATATGGCAAAGTCTATGTCCGAAAAAGAGTTAGAAGACTTTGCAGGAACAAAGCACAAAGGTCTTCCGCAGAAAAAAGAAGATAACGAGATTACCAATCGTTCTGCTGCTTTGAAACCTCAGACCTACAATGATCCCAAAACGGGAAGAAAAAAGGTGCGGATGGTCCCTGTAAACACTAACATTGTTAAGACTAATGATCGTGTAGATGAAGCAAAATCTTCAACAGGATATGAACTCTACCACAGAGACTTTTCTTCTGCTATGCAACATGCCTACAAGCATGCTAAAGCAAAGCTTGGTGTAGATGTTGATCCTGAAGAAATTGACAGTAAAGTTGCTTCTGGACCTAGAAAACCATCTAAGGGTAAAACAAACTCCTATCGTCTGCTTGATAAAGGTGGTAAGAAAGCAATTCAAGTTCAAGTCTATGGTATGGACAATGGCAAGTATGAACTGAATATGTACAAAGAGTCTGTTAATGAAGAGATGGACCCTACCAAGCACGTTTCTAAGAAAGGCGACATGTATTGCGTCTATAATAAAGACGGTGAAGAGGTTGCCAAGTTTGATAACAAAAAAGATGCTGATGCCTATGCTATCAAAAACCATGACAAACTGATGGAATATGTAGAAGTAGGCACTAATACTATTCGAAAGTCTTATGCTAAGGCAACACCGGGACAAACTAATGAACTGACTGGCACAGATAAAGCACTTGCAGTAGGTGCTGTCGGTGCTTTAGCCTATGGTGCTAAGAGAGTAAAAGATCGTTTTGACCCTGTGAAGGTCCGTGATGCTCGTAAAAAGCGTGCAGAAAAAAGAGCAGAACGTTCTGATGCTGAGAGAGAGTTGGCTCAAACCAAAAGAGACCATATGAATTACCAGAAAAAACTGCGTGACATGCGGGATAGACAAAACAAACAAAGGAACAAAAGATAATGAAATCGTTTAAGTTTTTCTCTGAAGAAGCAATTGTTGAACAAGCAGAAATGCTGATGGAGAAACTTATTACCTTTGGTGGTAAGGCATATCCTAAATTCGGCAATGTTTTAATCATGGCAGGTGGTGCAGGTTCTGGTAAAGGTTTTGTTCAAAGCAATCTTATTGGTCTTGAAGGTAAGTCTTTTGATCCTGATGCACTCAAGAAGTTGGCAGGTAAATCTCCACTCATTA